AGCAGGGCTTGGCGAAAAATATCGAGCCGCGCCGTGGCAGACTCCGCATCAGCCCCAAAGAGCGCTTCCTGTGTAGCGAGCTGCCGCAACTGATCGTGCATCGTCTGAAGCGCGGCCGCTTCCTGAAGTGCGGCCAGCTCTGTAAAGAGTCCCTGGATCTCGGCACTGGCGGCATCCACCCCAGCTTTGAGCTGGCGCGTGAGATACGCGGTCAATCTGTTCCTGGAGTGCATCGACAGGCTGCCCGGCCTGGCGCATCGCCGCGCCCCAGGCCGCCGTCTGGGCCATCGACTCCCGGAGCGCCTGCTCATTGAGCATCCGCAACCGCCCAATGAGGCTCTGTACCACACTGTCACTCTCGTCCGCGCCTCGGCTAAAGCGATCCTGTAAGGCGCTGGTCGTCTCACTGAGCTGTTGCTGCAACGTCTGCGTCGGCATCCCGGCCTGGCGCATGGCCTCCCCAAAACGCTGCGCTTTCTGCGTGGCGGCCTCCATGGCTTGGGACTCGAGCTGTCCCAGCTCCGTCACTAAGGCACGAATCTCGGCACTTCCGGCTTTGGTACCCTCACCCAGGCGGTCGCGAATGGTGGCCGCCAGCGCCCGAATCCGTTCTTGGAGCAGATCGACGGGTTGGCCCGCCTGGCGCATGGCGGCGGCAAAGCCCTCGAGTTCGCGGAGGGTCTCGGCATAGCGCTCTTGTGGCGTCTGGCCGCGTCCCCGTCCGCCCCCAGTGGGGAGGTCGCCTTCGCCATGAATGACGACAGGCGGCAGGAGGGGTGGTCGGCCCCGATCCGCGCGGCCCATGGCGCCCCGGCCGCCGCCGCCACCACCGCCGCCCGCGATGGGGAGCCGCCGTTGCAGCTCCACGAGTTGGTCTCTCGCACGCTCCTGTTCGGCATAGCGGGCCGGCGAGTCTGGCTGTCGGGACAGCACCTCAAGGCGCTGCTGCACCTGCGCAATCTGCTCAGGGATAGTCGCCTCCCCAAACAGTTTCCGAAAGAGAGTGGCGATGCCGCTTGCCTCTTTGGCCGTCTGCTGGATCGTGGTCACCAACCCGCCGAACAGCCCGTGCAGGGTCTGAAAAAACTGCACCAGCCCTTGCTCTGTCGCGGTGAGGTCCCCCAGAGCCGTATTCCCTGCCAGAATGGCCTCGACAATGCGGTCAAAACTCTCGGCAAATGCCGTGAGCACCGGCGTGAGCTGGACGATGGCACGGGCCACTGCCACTTGCAGTTGCAAAGCAAACTTGTCCAGCCGGTCATTCGCCGCGGCGAGCGCTTTGACGGCTGAGGACGAGAGCACCGCACCGAAGCGTTCTGCCTCCTGGCCGGTCGCCACCAACCCACGAGAGCCCAGCAACAACGCATTGGTCAGCGCCCGGCTGCGTTCCCCGAACACCCCGGTAATCGCCGCCGCCCGCTGCGTGGGGTCTTCGATGCGGCTGACCGCCTCAGCGACGGCCAGCATGGCCTGCTCGGTGCCGACGCGTTGCAGGTCCTGCCAGCGCAGCCCCAAGCGTGCAAACGCCGTCTGCGCTTCAGTGGACTTGTTGGCCGCGTCGCCGAGCCGCTCGTTGAGGACGTTGAGCGCCCGATCCATCAGTTCTGCGCTGCCGCCGTTCTGCTGGGCAGCGTAGCGCAAGCGTTGGAGTGCCTCGACGCTGACACCGACTTGTGTGGCCATATCACTGATGCTATCGCCCAACTGCGTCGATTGGCGCACCAGGCCGCCCAGAGAGCCGGCCCCGGCCAGCGCCAGCAGCCCATGCCAGGCGCGGTGCGCCGTCGCCACCATGCCATGAAAGCGCGTCAGGCTGGCGTGCACGCCCTGAAAGCCTTGATGCACGCTCGTTTGCATCGTACGCGCTGTGCCGCCCAGGTCTTTGAGTTGCTTCTGGAGGTAGCCAATCGTCTGGTTCGCTTTTTTGAGCTGGCTCTCCATTTGGCCCGTGCGAGCCTCGAGGCTCACAATGAGCTGCCCAATATTTGCGGTCGCCAATTTCGACCCCTTACCACACGGTGTTTAGGGAAGTCGTCTTGACTTTAATGTATAAACGATGTATCATATACATCATGATACGCACACAAATAACCCTGACGAAACCGTTGTATGATGCCCTGTTGAAGTTGAAGACAGAGACCGGACTGAGCATCAGTGAGTTGATCCGCCGCGCTGTGGAGCTGTTGCTCGCCGCGCACGAACACGCAAAGCGCGCATAACGGCGCGTATAACACCAGAGGAGAATGCCGTATGGAAGGCCAGGCATTGTTGCTTGTGCTCACAGTCCTGTACTTTGTGCCAGCGATTGTTGCATCCCTGCGCGGGCATCGGAACGCCCTGGCGATTGGCATGCTCACCCTGCTCCTGGGCTGGACCCTGTTGGGCTGGGTCGGAGCGCTCGTGTGGGCCTGTACGGACACCGGCCGCGCGACGCCACTGCCGCGCATTGTCCCACCATCACACGCCGCGTCGCCGGCGCACAGCCTCGCAGGGCACTGTTGTGGCCACTGTGGGACGCGCATCCCGCCAGAATCCGATATCTGTGCCCGGTGTCGCCGACTCCGCATGCCACAGCCGGTCATCAGTTAGCCTCCTGGGGCGCCATGCCTTGCCGTACACGTGGGTCAATCGTCCCGCCCGTGGCACGTGTGCCCCACAGCAGGACGGCCCCGATGTCCTGACTCGATTGGCGGCCAGCGCGGGTGGGCGTGCGGGCTAGTGTTGTTGGCCAGAAGTCGGGGAGAAAGTCGGCGGGCGTGATGCGACGCGGCCCTGGGGTACTCCAGAGCTGTGCCATTGTGCTGGCAAGAATGGCCATGCGCAGGTCTCCGCGTGCCTCGCCCCACGGCTCCAGCTGGTAATGCAGCCACCACTGCTGGAATTCCGCTGCACTCATGCGGGCGTCGAGCTCGGCGAGACTCCATCCCAAACTACGGCAGAGGACGAAACGGAAGCGATAGCGGGGGTCGGCGAGTCTTTTTTTTCCGCATCCACCGCCTCTTGTGAGAGATTGTTGAGCCGCATCGCCACGGGAAACAATGCCTCAATCACTGCGTGATGCTTTTGCGCCAGAATCTCCCGGCCCGCGTCATCATTAAACAATAGGGCGCCCTGGGCATCGCACAGACAGTAGGAGAGCAGCGTGACTCGGAGTTGCAAGAGCGCCTCCGGGTCCTGGCGGGCCGCAACACTGGCGTCATCGCCGAGTCGCAGGAAGAGTGTTTGCATATGTTCCATGTCCCGGCACATCATGGAGCGGACGTGCACCGTCCCGCCCCAGGCGGGGACGGGCACTTCTTCTATGGTCCAATCCTGCGCGGCCGCAATCGCCTCCCGACTGAGTCCCATAGGTCATTCCTATTGGACGGTGGCAGCGGTGACGTGAATACGCACCGCCACTTGGTTGCTGCCGATGCCCACGCCGATATACACGACGATATCCCCGGTGAGCACCTCGCCCAGGATACAAATCCCGCCCGCGCTCGGTGCCAGGAAATACGGCACGCCATTGACCGGCCCGGCCGCCGCGCCCAGTGTAATGACGCCGCTTTCGAGCACACTGACCGGCTGGCCGACGCCAGGGGCGCTGTTGATTGCAATGCCGATACAATTCTGGGCGCCCGACCCGGCGTCACAGTCGGCGAGCCCCACGGTACGCCCGGTCGTCACATAGACGGCCTGCCCGGCCGTAATGGCCGCGCCGGCCGTATAGAGTCCTACTTTGGCAGTCGCGCTCGGCACGACCTGACTGGCAGTAATGGAGAGAGGAGGCATGGCCGGAACTCCTATGTGGCAACGGTGATACTGATACTGCCGGTGAGCTTAATCGAGCAGGAGCACTCCATCTTGGTGTCCAGCTCGATGCCGCGAATTTCGTAGGTAATCATCTGCCCCATGCAGGTCCAGTAGGCGCTCGTGGCGTCCCCTGGGACCAACGGCCAGGAAATGGTGATTAGCTCAGCGGCCTGGCCAATCGGTGGGGTCAGATCGGGATTGAAATGGAACACGCATTCGAGTGTGCCGGGGTCCACGGCGTGCGCGGCCAGGAAGCGCTTGTTGCCGATCTGCCCCGCAGGCGCTGGAGTAATACTCAGGGGTGTCGTGTCGACTACAGACGTAGCGATCCCACTCCAGTTGGTAATCGCGACCAGCTCGGCGCTGAAGCCGCTGGTCCCAAACGTAATCGTCGTGCCGGTGCCAAGATTGACGGCGGTGCCGGGCATAGGGGTATCTCCTTATTCGCGGAACCAGAGATTGACGGTCAGCGTGCGCCGTCGGACCAGTTGTGTTTCCCCCTCGAGTGGCGGCTCAGGCGTATCCAAGATCGACATGACGGCGCTTTCTTCCACCGCCACCGTGCCCATAGGCCCCCGGTAGCCATCCAGCGCAGTTTTGAGCGCCAGAGCAACGGGCTCCACCTGCGAGGGCGTCTGTCCATACGCATCCAGCTGATACGTCGTGCGGGTCAGGCGCGAGAGCCCAACCAGATGCCGCTCTTCATAGGCCTCGAGACGCTGGTACGTCACAAAGGGCAACGTCGCGGTGGCCGGAGCAATCTCCGGGTAGATGCGCGCGCCCACCAGTGCCCTAAGCGCCGGCACACTACGCAGA